AAAACACCAAACCCGTAAGGAGAGAGATGCGGAGATAGTGGAGTGGGTAAAGAAAGAAATAAGAAACGCACCACTAGAAGTGAAGATGTCAGGTTCATCTATGATACTTGGAAAACTTATCAAACATATAACCACACCAAACCATGAGTAATAAACCAAAGAGTGTAGAGGAAATAAATATACCTCACTTACTCCTGGAGTTTGTGTTACCGCTTACTAGTCTAATAATAGGAGTATGAATGAAAACGATTATGACGAAGACGGCAACTGTATAGTAGATTGCCCTTTATGTCTGACTACAAACTGTCCATCTGTAAATGATGGCGGTGAGTGTCCTATTGAAAAAAGAATGAGAGAAGACCCTAAATATGCTGAGGAGTTTATGAGAACAGAAGAAAAGAGTGTAGAGGAAATAAATATACCTCACTTTAGAGCTTGGGTATATTGTGATTGGGACCACTTAGAAAATGGAAAATGGCAAGGTGTTTGGACAATGGTTGAAGTACTCACAATACATATTGCAAAGAAAAATTTTCGTGGAAGGTATATAGATTCAAATGGCGAAAAGAATGTTCATAATTATTGTATTAATGATACCAATATTTTGATGCAGTATATTGGTATTGATGATGTGAATGGTGAGAGAATATATACAGGTGATTTATTCAAATGTATATATTGTGATGATGATTTATTTGAAATTTATAAAGATGAAACGGGGTATAGTAGAAGATTAGTAAATTCAAAAGAAGAAAGTGGTTGTGGAAATACACATTGTGTACATATGTCTGATTTTAAAAGATACGCAAAAGTTGGAAATGTACACGATAACCCAGAATTAATACGACAACAGTAACAGCAGAAGTAGCGTGTAACTACCTAAATTGTCACAAGCGAGAGAACACCTAACCACACCAAACCATGACTAGCTTCAAAACAAAAGGAAACCTCATAAAAGCTATGGACATAAAGTGGGAAGAATTACAAAAAAAGTACCCAGCGTATGCCGAAAAGCGGAAGGTCGGTATGCACAAGTTACTTGACTGGTACGAGATGGAGCTTAAGAAAATTAAACATGAGTAGTATGACAGGAGAACATATACTTGAAGGACTAGTTATTATAATTTTCACAATGATGTTTTTAACATCTGAATAACATGCCACTCACAACAACACTCACCGTCACAACATCCGCAGAAGTACTATGTAACGTACAAAATTGCATCCACACTTTTATGGAGTTGCTGAATAGTGTGACACCGATTACTAGCTTAATACTTAATATATGAAATATTTACTAAACAACGTAGAAGTATCAAAAGAACAAGTGAGAGAACTATTAGAAGCTAACCCTGAGCTGTTGGAGGAGAAGACGTTTCCACAGGAGGATGATGAGTATTGGTATATGCCTAACGATGGTGATGTTTTTAACGCCCCATGGGATAATTGTGAAATAGACAAAGGTCGTCTAGCAATGGGCAACTGCTTCCAAACGAAAGAACAAGCCATCCACTCTAGAGACTTTGACAAAGCAACAGTAGCTATATGGAACTGGGCTAGAGAGCATGCACCTTTTGTACCTGATTGGGGGGATGATAAAAGAAAGTGTTTTTTATACTATAACCATGATAATGGAGAATGGTGTTCTGATTGGAATCGTTCAATACAAACAAACTTCCACCTCCCATACTTCGCCACATTAGAAGACACAAAACGCTGTATAGAAGAATGTGCCGAACATTTAGAAGTCATAAAGAAAGGGAGACATGAGTAAAAAACGAAGCTACACAAAGGAAACTCTCAACTGGGAGAGTGACGAATTCAAAGAACTGTTTCTGGCGAACACTGTGCGGGAACGCAAGAAAAAGAAGTATGCAGAAATGCCAGACGATGAGTTTCGGAAAATAGTAATGGAGATGACGTACACACAATTAGAAATGGATTTTTAGTATGGACATAAGAACTGACTGCAAAATATGTGGAGGAGATCTTCCGAACTCTCGGTATAGAGTTTTCTGTAGTGCCAAGTGTCGGAACAAATGGAACAACGACAAGTACGCACCAAGAAATGCCGAACTCCAGAGACTACGAGCTGACAAGAAAGCCAGTGTACCAAGTAAGGACAAAGTACAGTGTTTAATATGTGGGCTATGGTATGTACAACTCGGAAGCCATGTACAACAACGACATAATATGACCGCACGAGAGTACCGAGAAGAATACGGGCTTGATGTGAAGCGTGGAACTGTCCCTAAGTGGTACAGGAAGCAAAAAGGAGACCAAACACTTGAGAACGGAACTGTAGAAAACCTCAAAAACGGAGCAAAGTATAGATTTTCAAAGGGACAGGAGGGCATAGGAGTGTATAAAAGATCACCCCAGTCCATAGATAGGTTAAAAAATAAACATAAACACTAAAGTTGCACCGACACAGGCGCTCCTGTATAATAAAGAGAAGATAATGTCTCTTAGTCCGAGAACAAAATCTGACCAGACTTATCTGGTTATCAATTAAAAAATGGTAGTAATCTACCAACAACATTATGGGATTAGAACAAAGGACGGGAGGTAATTTCATTACTATCCTACAAGGCAAACTTTGCCAACGAGTATCAGAGGGAACAGAGGGAGCTATTACAAGAGTAAACAAAATCGGGAACACTGTTCACGAGAAATTCTACGACAGCTTCACAGGTAAGTTGGAGAGCATAGAAGTAAGGGATGGGAACTATGGGAAGACTTGGAACTTTGGGTTCCGAGACAAGGAAGAGTTGTACACGCTACAACTTTCATACAGCAACAGCTTCTCAACAGCTTTGCTTAAACAACTACCTAACGTGGACTTCACTCAAGAGATGAAAGTATCACCTAGCGTGAAAGAAGTTGACGGTAAGAACCGAAGCTCATTGTTTATCAATCAGAACGGTAATGCTTTGAAGCATGCGTTCACTCGTGACGCACCAAATGGTATGCCTGACATGGAGCAAGTTACTATCAAGGGAGAGCTAGTATGGGATGACACGAAGCGAATGGCGTTTCTTGAGAACATGGTGAACACTGTTATAATTCCAAAGCTTCCAGTAAAGACAGCAGTTGCCCAAACTACTCCACAAAGTCCAACAGGACTTGCTAACTCAGTTGCACCAAGCACTGCTCCAGAATATATACCAGAAGAAATCGATCCGAATGATATTCCTTTTTAAGCAGAAGTTGGGTAGGTAGTAAAGCAGACGCAAGGGAGCCAAAAAAATGCAAAAAACAATAACTAAAAAGAATACTCGTAAACAAAATACCCTTAACAGGTCTCAAGTGAATTGCATCACTGGCTCCCCTGTTGAGGGTATTTTGAGTATGAATTTTTAATTATTATGGAAAAAAATAAAACAAAAAAAACATGGAGACAAAGAAATCCTGAAAAAGAAAAGGCACAAAAACAGCGTCACTATAAAAAACACCGTGATGAGATAAATAAGTATCAGAGAAAATGGCGAAAAAGAAACAAAGATAAAACTGACGCATATAACAAATTGTATACAGAAAAAAATCCAGAAAAAAACGAAAAGAAAAACTTTAAAGCAAAAATACGTTCCTTGGGTATAGATTTATCTTTCGAGGAATTTAATACACTTTTAAAAAAAACAAAAAGGACTGTGTGCCATTTGTGGTAAGCCAGAAACAATGAAACACAAAAATGGAACACTAAATCTTCTTTCAATGGATCATTGTCACAAGACAAATAAGATTAGAGGACTTCTTTGTGGGAAGTGTAACAGTGCTATTGGTTTTTTTGATGATGATACTGAGTTGCTTGAAAAAGCTATTGATTATTTAAAAAAAACATGACAAATAGTAGCAAAGACATATTCTTAACTTTTTTTCCAGATCATGTTTTTCGGTACATTGACCTAACAGGAGAGAGCCGACCACCAGTGTCCAGTGAAACAAGAAAGGACGAACTCAATATCAACGGGTATGAGAGCTACTTCACTGTGAACGGTTTCAAAGACGCTCCCAATGCACAGAAAAATAACTGCTCCTCAATCAACGCATTTTTTATAGACATAGACGGGCGTAAAGATTTAGATGAACTTGAAGAGATAAAAAAGAAACTAGACCCAACTTTTATATTAGAAACACAGAACGGGTATCATCTCTATTGGTGTTTGGATGAACCTATATTCAAAGAAGAAGTATCACCTGAAGAATGGGAAGCCAGTGTTGCACTATGGGAAAAAATAGAACAGGACGTAGTGACAGCATTGAACGCTGACCCCAAAGTAAAAGACCTCACTCGTATACTTAGAGTCCCGAAGACTTGGTACTGGAAAAAGACTGGAGACAAGTACAAGACTGGGACCGATGGAGTGTTCAAAATAAAACCACTGTACAAAAGGACTGGTAGCACGTACACAATGCAACAGGTACAAGAAGCGTTTCCAAGCACTGCAATACCGATGACGTTTGATGAGGCTCCAACTAATGACAGAGCGAAAGAGAAATCCGAAGCAAACAAGAATGAATTCTTTGAGAGAGTGTTGGAAGAATTCCCAATGAGTGAGAGAGACAGCTTCAACAATCTACTAAAAGGAGATGATGACAGCACACTACCGAGAGAGAACTGTGCCAACGATGCACTGCTCGTGACCGCTTCACTCATGCGACAAGCAGGTTGGACCAAGAAGCAAGCAATAGAACATACCGACAAAGTTGGATGGCATGGTATCGAAAAAGAAGCAGGAGGTAGACAGGAAATAAAAAATACAATCAACAGTGCTTTCAATGGGAAGTACACGTACTGGACCAGTAATGAATTCATAGCTCACAACTCAACTCCAGAAGAGGAGTTGCGGATGAACAATGTAATTGCAGGAGTAACAAAGGCGAGAAAGGAAGTGGACAAGATCCGTTTCACCAACTACGAGCGGACACTCTTGGAGATGCACCCGCACATGAAGAAAAATGAGATTGGACTAATCTTTGACTACAAGGATGGGGTTTATAAAATGCTGTCGGACCAAGACCTGTCCGACATGGTGTTGAACGGACTGTACGAAGATTTGTTGGGAGGGTTCAGAACAAAGAGGAACGTGTCCGACAAGATTGCATGTCTTCAGTCAATCATCCCTGAGTTTAAGTTATCAAACGATGGAGGACGTATCATCAATGTGAAGAATGGACTATTGAACATCGAGACTAGGGAGCTAGTACCACACACCCCAACATTCGTATCACTGGTGCAGTACCCAGTTGAATATGACCCCGCAGCGAAATGCCCAACTTGGGAAAATTGTGTAGCAGACTGGATGAAAGGTCCTGAACAAGAAGAGAAAATGAAATTGATACAGCAATTTTGTGGATACATACTTTCCTCTTCAATGTTGTACGACAAAGCACTATTTATGGTAGGGGACGGAGGTAATGGTAAGTCCACATTCATAGATACTATTTCAATGATAATCGGACCTGAATCTACTTCTCACATAGACCTTGAAGGATTGTATGCACAGTTTGGATTCAAAGGACTCATCGGAAAGAGATTGAATATTATTGAGGAGGTACAAGGGAACTACTACCAGAGCAACAAATTGAAGAAGCTTGTGTCGGGAGAGTCAGTAACAACTGAGATGAAATTCAAAGACCAGTTTACTTTCAGACCACAAACCAAATTCGTATTCTCAGTGAACCTCCTCCCCAGGGTAGACGATACCTCTTCGGGAACAGAGAGAAGAATTTGTGCTGTTAACTTCCTGAACAACTACCGAGAAAATCCAAACGTCAAACTACGTTCCAGTGTTGGACTACTAGCACAAGAGCTTCCAGGAATTTTAAACTGGATGATAGAGGGAGCGAAACTACTTGCTGACGATGGAGAATTCGTTCTAACAAAGGAACAGATAGCGATGATGGACGAGTATCGAGAAGAGAACTCCTCAGTTGAAGGCTTCCTATCACAATGCGTCATTCTGGACCCACACGGAACACTTGAAGGTCCTGAGTTGTACAAAGAATACAAACTATGGAGTGTATCGGAGGGAGGAAGAAAACCAAAGATGAATATGACATTCCAGAAAGAAGTCAAAGCCTATGGAGCCAAGGGTAATAGGTTCACGTTTGAAAAAAGACAGTATGCAGGAGGTGAAGCAAGATTTATTGGAGTGGCACTAAGTCCACACTGGATAAAGATTAGAGATGGGACTTCACCCCAAGATTATCCACAAAGATCCGCAGACTTTTAATAATTAACAATAAAAATATGCAAGACGTAATGATAGACATTGAAACAATGGGTACACGCTCAACTTCAATGATTGTACAAATAGGAGCCTGTTACTTTGACAGGGAAACAGGAGAGATCGGAGAGACATTTAAAAGAAATATTGCTAATGAAGGAGACAGTTTCACAGTGGATTGGTCAACAATTAACTGGTGGTTAAAGCAGTCACTTGAAGCAAGAGAATCAATAACGGGAAATGGTAAGGAGTTAAAATTCGTACTACAAGAGCTTGAGGAGTTTCTGCAAGATGCTAAGTACACTTGGTCACATGCCACATTCGATATACCACTATTGTCTAATGCTTTCTACCAATATGGTATGAAGTTCCCTGTTCCTTATTGGAACGCACGCGACATTCGTACATTGATGGATCTTACAGACCATGTACCAGGAGCCCGCAAAGGAACTCATCACAATGCACTGGATGACTGTAAATTCCAAGTTGAATACTGTGTTGAAGCACTAAACAAAAAGGATAATGTTGCCACTGTATAAACATCAACAGAAAATCATAGACGAAGACAAGCATAAATGTGGTTTGTTTTTGGGTACAGGGGCAAGTAAGACTCGGACCGCACTCGTGATGGCAGAGGGTAAGACACTGGTGATTTGCCCGAAGCAACAGAGAGAAGATAAAATGTGGTTCCATGAGAATGATAAATGGGAAACAAATGTAGATCTGACAGTAATCAGCAAAGAAGATCTGCGGAGAGATTGGAGAGAGCTTCCACACTACGACACTGTGATAATAGATGAGGTACACAATAACTTGGGGGTATCACCTGACTACAAGCAGGTAAAAAAAGTACAGTACCCAAAAACCTCTCAGATATTCCAAGCTACCTACGACTTTTTGCAGAAACACCCCCCAAAGAGACTGTACCTACTGTCAGCAACTCCAGTACCAAAACCAATGTCTATGTGGGGCATAGGAATACTGTTCGGACAGAATTGGAGTTTTGCCGCATTTCGTGAGGTTTACTACACGCAAATCAGAATGGGGATACGCAGAATATGGATGGTAAAGAAGAATGAAGAGGTAAAACAAAGACTTGCAAATCTGGTCCAGAAATTCGGATACACAGGGGGTCTAAATGACTTCTTTGACGTACCTGAACAAACTCATAAGACTGTAGAAATTGAGCTCAGTGGAGAGCAAAAGCTCGCTGTGAAGGATATGATGCTTTCGGAGCCTGATCCTCTTGTAAGGCGTGCTAGGCTCCGTACGATTGAAAATGGAGTGCTGTACGGAAAGAAAATAGAGGAAATTGACGGTAAGACTGACGTAATGAGAGATGAGACTCAAATTTTCAAGTCCAAAAAGATAGATTACATCATAGAACGAGCCGCAGAATTCCCTAAGCTCCTGATTTTTGCTACCTACACTGCTCAGATCAACGAGATTGCAAAGCAGTTACGGAAAGAGGGGTACACAGTTTCCACTCTGACAGGGGAAACGAAGGACAGGACGTTCATCAAGACAGTGGACGAAAGCCCAGAACCACACATTATTGTTGCAAACAACGCCATCTCTTCTGGATACGAGCTACCATCATTCCCGTGTGTGATTTACGCAAGCAAGTCTTGGCAGTTTGTTCACTACGAACAGTCACTGGGGCGAGTGCTTCGTTCCAACAAGTTGAAGAAAAATCTCTACATCCACTTGGTCGTTAATGGATGTGACAGTGACTGTCACGATACGATTATGAGTGGTAAAGACTTCGCTGAAATGCTAACATTGAATATATGAGAAAAATAGATTCATCAAAAATTATAGGTAAAACTTTCGGTAGACTTTTTGCTATAAAAGAAATTAGTAAAATACCTAATAATAGAAAAAGAAGGTTTCTGTGTAGATGTAGTTGTGGCAAAGAAGTAAAAGTATTTATGCCACACCTTAGAAATGGGGATACGAAATCATGTGGATGTTATGCAAAAGATGTCGTGATTAAAAGGTCTACCGTTCATGGTCTTACACCTTCTGGAAAAAAGGTTCCAAAGGAATATCATATCTGGAGTAAAATGATACAGAGATGTGAAAATAGAAACTGCAAGGATTATAAATATTATGGAGCAAGGGGGATAAAGGTATCAAAAAGATGGCATAAGTTTAAAAACTTTATAAAAGACATTGGGTGGAAAAAAGAGTCTGGAATGACTATTGAAAGAATTAATAATGATGGAAACTATACTACAAAAAATTGTAAGTGGGCTACACGAAAAGAACAAATGAACAATACTAGAAGAAGTAAGAAGTTAACGCTGAATATTTGACACCGACACCGCCATAGATTATAATTAGAGAAGAATGATATGACCCTAAACCAGACAACACTCCGAACAAACGCAACACAGGAAAGGTACATGCACTACCTAGCATCACAGTACAAAGGGAACTGTATTTTCTGCGACAAGGAGTTGTTGGAAAAGGAATACGATTACTGGATTATCATAAAAAATAGGTTCCCTTACGACAAGTGCTTCATAAACCACAGACTACTGGCTCCGAAACGACACTTTGAAAGAGGAATAGAAATGAATGTAGCAGAAGAGGAAGAACTTGAGCGGATACTGGAGGAGGAGGACTTCAACCAGTGCATTTTAAACAAGAAAGAGAACAGGAGCATACCGTTACATTTTCACTATCACTTGGTAACTATAAAATGATAGCAACACTGACAACAAGAATGGTTCGATACCTGGAACACAACGATGGTTGGATACACAAGAATGAATTGATGAGCAAGGGAAGACAGGCAGGTTTCTCGTATGATGACTGTATTAAAGCGTTTATTGAGATGAAAGATATTATCAACATAGGAATAATCTACGTGTCACCGACAGATGAGAAAAGTACTTTGGGAGGAGGAGAACATTATATCTTCCACAAGATGACTCTCGATGAACAGATTATTGCTGAAGAAAGTTTAAATTGGTTTGAAGAAATATGAAGCGTGAGCAAAAGTGGAACACAGTTTTGAACCAGTATTTCAAAGAGAAAAGGTTCTACTGTTTTTACGAATTGAAACAAACAAACACTGAGTCTTTTCAGTTTGCAAAGATAGAAAAAGGACAGGACGAAGGACTACCCGCACTTGAAAAGACTGGATTAGTATGGAAATTCTCAGATGAGATCAGTAGACCGAAGCCCTGCGATGGTGCAGTAATACCCCCCTTACCTTCATATCTTATTATAAAATTCAAAGACGAGTTTTGTTTGATAAGATACGAAGTTATATCAGATTTGAGAGATGATGGAGTAATCTCCATTACTAGGTCGAAAGCAAATAAATTAGCAGAAAAAATAATAAAATTAAAATGAAAAGAGCAAAACCAATGGCTAGAGTCAACACACGAGTTCGGGAAGACCAGGGAGCTTTTGTGAAAGCAAGAGCTAAGAGGAAAAAATTAACCGAGGGAGAGGTCTTCCGAGAAATCATAGACTTCTTTATTACTAATAATAAGAAATAGTATGTCAAAAATTCACGAAGAGTACGCAGTCCTTGACGCTAAAATCAGAGAGATGACTGCACAAAAAGATCTCCTGAAGATGGAGATTATAACCAAAATGGGTGAAGAGGGGGTTGAGAAAGCTGAGACAGCTGTAGGAAAGTTCAAGATTGCTAAATTAAAATCTTGGACCTATACAGACAAGGTTGTAGAAATGAACGAAGATCTGAAGGCTCAAAAAGCAACAGAAGAAAGTACTGGGGAAGCTACTTTTATCGAAAAAGCTTCTCTAAGATTTACTAAAAATAGCCTATAAATATCATGCCCGCAAAAAAGAAAGCAGTTAAAAAAGTGACAAAAAAAGTGACAAAAAAAGTGGTCAAGAAAGCATCACAGGAGCCAGAAATGGTTAGCTATTCTATGAGAATGGTTGTTCCAACTGGAGAGTATGCAAACATACAACCTGAGATCGTAGTGAAAGCAGGGACAATGGATGAAGCTCATCAGTTCATCGCACCTCACATGAATAAGATCTGGAAGGAGTACTTCAACATTAGCAAAAGACGAGAAGAGCCTGTAACTAAGCCAGTTGTTAGCCGTCCAGTTGCTACAGTAGCAACCACTCCACCCGCACCAGTGACACCTGAACCAGTAACTCCACCGTCACCAGTAAGTTCTGTAGCACTAACCAAAGCAACACAAGCTGTCCAATCTTGCCTGAGTATTGAAGCTTTCAACCTAATCGTTGCCCAGATTAAGGCTTCAGTGAAGCTAACTGACGATGACAAGCTCAGTTTAGCTCCACTGCTTATGGAGAAAGAAGCGGAACTTGGAACACTCTAAAGCATTTTCAGAGGAACTAATGGAAGTCTATGGTTTTAAGAATGTGGTTTCAAAAAACAATGTGATGGACTCTTATAAGAAAGGTAAAATGAGATTAAACCATTACTTCACTACAGGTACAGTGACAATTCAAGACTCCGATGGTTCCTTGGAAACACACAGGAACATCCACACAGATAAAAAAATAGAAGACATAATATGCAAGATCAATTAATTTTACCCAAACCCCACCTCTCTTGGTCCCAGTACTCGTGTTGGTTATCCAATCCAACACGGTACAGGAAAGAGTACTTTGAGTGTGGGAAGAAGTTGGATACTAAGTACTTGAGGTTTGGCAAAGGGATTGCAGGGATGATCGAGAACAACGAACACAAAGAGCTACTACCAGACCTCGTGGTATACGATATGCCTGAGTTTGAGATTAGAACTGACGTTATGGGTGTACCAATTCTCTCATACTTGGACAGCTACAACTCTATAGACAATGTTTTTAGGGAGTACAAGACAGGAAAGATACCTTGGACAAAGGCAAAGGTTATAAAACACGGTCAACTTCTCTTCTATGCAGTTGCTCTGAAGCACAGCATCGGGGAATTCCCGGAATTTTGTGACCTAGATTGGATCCAAACTAAAGAGATAAAGGAAGAATCAGTTGATTTTTGGAGAGAAGGGAAGAAAAAAGTAGGTGTAACTGGCATAATTAAGTCATTTCACCGACCTTTTCACGAATTAGAGGTCACTAAGATGGAAAAAAACATAGTAAAAGCAGCAAACGAAATATCAGAAGCTTACAAATCATTTTTAAAGGAAATATAATCATGTTGAAATTAAACACAAAAGTACGAAACGAAATTGTTGGTGCATTACACCAATTAGTAGTACCTGTTGCAGCGGGAGCAACACTCATGCAAATTGTTCAGATACTTGGAAACTTAAAGGAAGAGGAAGAAATGGTTGATGGAGTACTACCTGAAAAACAACCTGAAGAGACTGCACCAGAGGAAGTAGAAAAGGAAAATGGATAAGCGACCTATACCAATTTATTTCAAAAGAGACGTACTCCTTGCTTTCGAGTTTGGGGTACTGCTCTCTGAAGCGTCTAAAGATTTAAAGATGGTACTCACTCCTGAAATAATGGAACGAGCTGAGAAGATCTTTATGAGCGAGATAAGAAAGAATGGTTTTGAGAAAACTGCACGTAATTTTCAACCATTGCTACTTGCTTGCTTTGAGGTATAGACTTATACTGAAGATGTGTTGCGAGGTTCACCGACAGTCTTCTTCTGAGTGATTAACGTCAGCTGCGGTCCCGAAAGGGAGGGCGGTAGGTAGAAGACAAACGGCAACCTGGCTTCATGTACAAGAAAAACACCCAATTTAGGACCATTCTATTTTCATAAAATGTAAATAGGGTGTTTTTTGTTTCTAATATCTCCCTTCTCTTGATTTGCTAGGGGTTTTCTTTTTATTCTTTTTGTCTTCTTTTTCTTGGTAGTATTCCTGTGCTTGTGGGAGTGTTCCTTTCCCAAACAACCCTGCTCTAATATAGTTCATCGGAGTCTGATCTATGTCATATTGTTTTGTACCACCTTTTGTCTCTGACTTTCCAGCATTTACAGCACTAATACCTTGAAATGTTCTCTTCATCTGAGCCCCTGCTGGAACTACATTGGTGAATAGTGAATTTGCAACACCTGAGACACGTTCTCCAGCGTCCAACTTATTTCCATAACTGTCTTCACCGAACACCCCTTGTTTCCACAAGTCACCTATGAAAGTAACCACTGGCGGGTATCCCCACCTGAATGTCTTGAATGACTCATCCCATTCCATTCCAAAAGCACTTCCTATGAAGTGGAACAACATGGAAGATCCAATGAGATACCTAGAAAGTTTTGCATATTCCTTATCTGAAAGCATCTGCAAACCAAACTCTGATTGCTTCATCGCAAAGGTTTGGAACTGCATAGCTGTCTTTGCGAATGGTCCACTCATTATTTGTGGAGTCTCAAGAGGTCCAAACAAGAACTGAGTTTTCTCTGCAACGTGCTTACCATACTGGATTGCTTCTGCTTCTGTTGGTACATAGTTGTTTGGCATCTTTTTATCAAATGCTAGGTTGTATTCCTTTGGAGTTATTTTGCCATCAAGGAATTTAGCCTTTGCTCCGTAGTACGCACCACCACGATTTACAAGCTCTGAAGCTTCCATGTTTATGAAAAGTTTCTTGTCAAACTTCTCAGCCCACTTTTTGATAGCATCGTACTTTTTGTCTTCATAGAATGAGTCTCGGAGTACTCCGTTTTCTACCAACTCTTTGTCTCCAAACTTCACAATGTCTCTGTAGCCCCTCATTGTGTATTTGTTACCAAGTTCAGCCCAAGTATTGATCCCCTGCGTTAAGTTCTTTGCAAAAGTCACTACTGACCCCCCAATCTTAGCTCTTGAAATCACCCTCCTTATCCAACTAGTAGCCCTGAGTGATGGTCTTGGAGCCACGTTTGGTAGTGCTGTGTGGATAAAATTATCAACACCTTCTTCAACATAGGTAGGTCGCATATTGAGAGTTGAAATACGTTTCTCAATATACTTTGACTGACTCTTTTCAGTAAGATGTTTTGAAGCTTCGTTGAACTCCTCCAGTGCTGGATCTATATTTGCTTTACGTGTACTCCTCTTCACATACGCTTCAAGTGCTGCCCAAGTATCCCGTTTGAAACCTTTCGCTCCCTTTCTTTGTAACTGGAACGGGTTGTAAATACTTTTGGCAACTTTACCGTCTATCAATGTAGCGATCTCTTCAGGTATAGCCCCATCTTTTCCAAGTGGGAAAATGTGAGTTATGTAGTTAGAGATTCTTTCATCTTGTTTCATTCCAAGTCTGTCAGCCCATAGTCCTAACCAAGACTTAACCTCGTCTGCAACTTGCTGTTCCTGTGGAGTCAGAACAATACCGTCTACTCCATCGAGGAAATCAAATATCCTTTCATTACTTTCTGGTGACACTCTGTTTGCCCACTCTGCAATCTTGTCCATGTTCCCAGGAAGCTCTTTGATATATTTTTCATACGATGTTATAAGGGCTCGGTATTCAGTATATACACCAAGTTTTCTCATAACTTTGGCGGGTGTTCGTATCCAATCTAAAATACTTACCTTCTTGCGAGGTGGTGTTTTCTTCTCTCCTTCAAGAACCTTTTCTAAAGGTTCAGCACCCTCTACTGGAGGTACACTTGCTGGATCAGTTGGAGGAACTACTGGCTGTACTGGGGAAGGCTGTATCGGAGAAGGTGTAGGTCGCTTCACTTCAGGTGGGGCTCCTGGGAATAGTGGTGACTGGGTTGGTTGAGCAGGTTGTTTTACACCATCTATAGACCCAAAAGGTTTATCAACTTTAAGATCGATCTTCTTATTTGGTGTAGGTTCTCCAGTGTCATCAGCAAACATAGCCTGAAGCTCTTGTTTGAAGCTCGGTGGTTCTCCTTCAACTAGGTCTGTAATGATGTTTTTATCACCAGCTAGTGCTTTCTCAAATATTGGTTTCAATCTGTTTACTGCATCAACTTCACCACGGTTAACAAGTCTTTTCATCGCTGTATAAAACCTTGTAGCAAGTCTCTTCAGCATGGGCTCCATATATTTCGCTGGAACTTTGTTTTCTAGTACATACTCAGCAAACATCTCAGCAAAGAACTCTTTGATGTTACTAGCATGGTAATTAGGGTTCACATCCAAACCTCCTTTGAATACTCTTTTGCTACCCTGTTTACCAAGTCTCTTATATTCCCTATCAACCATAGCTCTTTCTGAGTCAGAGAGAGTCATAAACCAATTTGAATGACCGTACTCGTGCAGGAACACTCTTGCAGCATCATTTCCCTTTCCAGGTAGGTTCTTTTGAAGTTCCAACTTGTGTTCATCAGCTCTGGCTGGATCAAATATCCTTGGAACATCTTTCATCTTTCCATTCCAAGTGCTTCTGTCCCAATTAGGGTCTACTTTTGTTTTAAAATTAAACCTTCCTAGAGATCTTGATAGTCTTCCGTTTACACTAAGGTTCAAAGAAGCTAAATAATCATCATTTGCATCTTCAAATAAGTTTTTAAGCACTACCGCATCTTCTGCGTTCATGTGACCCTGCCTAACCCATCCGTCAAATTTCGCTGCAACTTTTTTCCACCCTGGTCCTGGAACAAACTCACGGCTGGTCTCACTGTCTGAAGATGTATTTCCATCAGTAATTCCTATTGGTGACTCCTCAGACATCTCAGCAATTGATAGTCTGGTTCTACCTAAAATTTGATCATTACTTATTGGAGTTGCATGAAACCGTACAGTTTCTAGCTTACCTGTATCTTTGTTTATACCAGCAACTATATAATGAGTACTCATTTGTTCTCCTTTTGTTGTACCAAGAATTACATCATTACCTGCATACGCCTTAACAATAAGTCCAGTGCTGTCATTAGCGTATCCGTTTTTAACCAAAGCTTCACCTAATCTCATCAAGTCTTCTTTGCCTAAATTAGCCCCTCCACCTATCTGAATCCTTCTTAAAAGATCTTCCTCTACACCTGCAAATGGTTTGTGCCTGAATTCAGAATGTTCTTTTTGCTTTTCTGTCCACTCACCTGTCTTTGGATCCTTCTTAACATGGTTCATCGTGTATGTACCAATTTCCCCCTTTGCTTGCATCGCAGTGTTTTCATCAATATAGTTTTGTGACTTTCCTATTTCATTTTGGTCAACTGGGACCATCCAACTTTGTCCAGCTGGTGCTTGTTCATCACTACTTGTAAACGTATCTCCAGAAGTTGTAAAATTTTGTGGTTCAGTTTGTACACCTTGATTTGATTCAACATCTTCCTGTTTTTTGTTCCGATTAGCCAAATAAGTACTACCTCCCACCATCGGTCCAGAAGCAATCAATCCGGTAACCATACTCTCGGCAACACCATCAAACACCTCTTGGTTTTCATCTACAAATTTAGTTACAAGGTTCTGAACAAGTTGCTGTGAACCTTCTTCAAGTACTCCTTCTTCAACCCACTTCCTGAAGAACTTCTTAACTGCTGCATTTTTTCCTGCTTCAGCTGCGAAATCTTTGATCAGTTGGTCTGAACCTCCAGCTGGTTTTATACCAGTAGCGTTTTCAATCATTGTGGCGAGTACTCCGTAAACAGTACCTGCTACTGCGGCATTGTCTGGAGCAACTCCTGCATCAATCATTTCTTGGTACGCTCCAGATCCCTCAAGCATTGTCCCGACTGCATATCCTGCACTTACTCCAGCTAAAGGATTTTTAGTAACCGCAGTAACAGCAATTGACGTTCCAAGAATAGAAGCCAAGAACCCTGTGGTTTGAGATATTGTCTTTGAATAAAAACGAGGGTCTTTGAGACCTCCCTCAAATACTCCTGGAGTGTCAACCATTGATTGTCCAGAAGCACTTCGCCTGTGTTGTTCCATTGAGGTGTCTGTAAATTGCTCTCCCCATTCACGTAGCTTTGGGCTTCCTGTTTGTGTACCTGCTATCTCAGCAACTGTTCCTACAGCTGGCTCAATGTACCCAGTATAAACATCTGGGATATACCCAAAGTTTTTAACAGCGTCTGCCCACCTGCCCCCAGTTGTGGTTGGTGCTACATACTTTGCTTGTGGAGTTTCAACATTAGATATGTTTTCAGCTTTCCTCTGTTGTCTAAAATACGACTGGTTTAAATCTTCATTCTTTTTTATCCTATCACCTGCACTTAGTTCATCTTTTTCAGTGAGTCCAAAGTATTGTTCAGCACCTTTAGGCAGAACAAACTTAGCAGCTTTTTCAAATATATTGTCTTTCTCTGGTGGTTTTAAATTAAAATTACTAGGGTCAGAAATAGTCATAACCTGCTCTTCAGGTTTTTCAGGTTCAACCGCAGGTTTATAGTCTGGGTTAGGCATAAGGTTTTCATACCTCCCCGCTCTATCTCCAGTTGTAGCGTAAGCATATCTATCTTTATTTCTTGCCATATTTTTTTTGTTTAATCTACTCCTGGCATCCTACTCCAAATCCATTGTAACCAACCTTCTTTTTCTTCCTCTGTAACAGTAGTAGGTATCTGTTGGATTAGATAAGTCTTAACAGCTGGTGTGTATGGGGCTGCCAAAATCTCATCTCTTAATGTTTCCCAAGTTAGGCTTCCGTCTTCAATAGCTTTCAAGTCTTCTCTAAAGTTCTCGTATACTGGGACAAGTTTATCGTCACCATTTTTACCCATAGGAGGGTTAATGTAGAAGTTAGCGAGATCAGGGTCTAGCAACTTGAAGTCATTAATATCCATAGCTGCGGCAGTAGATCCTTTGTGTAGTTGAGTGTCTGTAAAGTATTTTTCAATATCTCCATCTTCTCCTCCAGCCGTTGCTTTTGTTCCAGTAGTAGCTCTCCACTGTCGGATGCTTTCGTTTGTAGCAAAGATCTTATCTTCCCTGTCTTCCAATCTCTTCCTTGAATCTTCTCGTTCTTTCAATCTTCCAAACACATCGTTGAGAGCAGGGTCGTAGATACCTGCGTAGGCTTTTTCAATTGCCGCAAGTTCCTGTGGACTATATGCAACTCCTGAGTCCTTCCCAGCTTTGTACGGGTCTGTTGTTCCAGTTGCAATATCGTTCCGAGTGTTGTTCATATTGGTAGCTCTCTTTGTAAGATCTGCTGCTGATTCATCTGGATTCGTCATAGCGTCACCTGCGTACTGACCAATATCTCCAGTTCCTTTGCTTGCTGGTATCTTCATTGCAACACTGTTTGCGTACTCTTCTGGCGTATAGTAGTCTCCTGTTTTCGGGTTTATGTATTTATTCCTTGGAGGTTGAGTTTGGGCTGGGGCTTGAGTCTGGACTGGAGCCTGAGCCCCTGAGTTTAGAAAACCAGCGTCCTTATCCCCCCAACTTTCTCCACCTCCTCCACCGAATCCTTCTCCCACTGAATATGAACCACCTCCATTGGGGAGTTGCCTTTGTTGTTGTAAGTTCCTAAGAACTGGATCTTGGTAGGCTGTACTTAGTGCGTTCATATTAGTATTGATTATTGTAACCGCTTGCTAGTAATTTATTCCCTTTGTTCCAAAGTTTTGAAGCAGCTCTCTGTTGAGCATTTGCTAATTGATTAACATTTGTCGTACCTTGGTAGTCGTAATCTCTTGGGTTGTAAGCTTTTGAAAGACTTCCTGAACCTACTCCTCCAGTAGCTTTGCTTGCGTTAAAAGTATTTGAACCCAACTTGTAGTATTGAGAAAGATCGTTTGCGGCATCTCCACCGTATTTATATTGGTAGTCTCTAGCAGTGTTTCCAATACTCCTACCAGTAGAAGCTAGTTTTGAAGCCTGGTCCTGATTGTAAGCCCTCTCAAGGTTCCTTTCTTTCTGTACCCGCCCACCTGAGAACAACACGCCTTTGTCAGATGCTGTTTTATCAGACTGTGCTTTGTCAGCTTCAAAGTTCTGACCTGAATTCACTAAATAATCCTGATAGTCAGCCTTTTTTTGAGCCAAAGCACTCTCAGTATCAGCTGTTTCTTTGGACTTGAGAGCTTCGTAGTACAACTTATTGTCTTCAACTGACTCTGCAAGGGCTTTTTGCTGTTGTTCTTGTGAAAATGGTTGTCCAAACTCGTCCCTAATGCCACTAAAGTCACCTGTTTCAGCTGCGTATGCAAGATCTTCTGCCGTGTTCCCCTTAGAAACAGAGTTTTGAATGATTGAATTGTTGTTCAGAGCCTGAGTATACTCATCATCTGAGTATGGTTGGTCCTTGTTTGAAGAAGAGTTTGTGCCAGATGCTACACCAATAGACTGTGGACCCCAGTACCCAGGACCCGAAGAATTGTTTACCCCATTCTTATTCTGCCAACTCTCTACCGCTCGTGTCGTTTGTGGACCATAGATACCAGGACCAGTATCTATCTGAGCTTGCGTTAGAAATCCTTGAGACATTAAGAATCGTTGAAGTTTTTCAACTTGTGGTCCTCTTTGTCCTGGTTGTAGATTTGTTGTAGGGTACATGGTTATTTTTTAATTGTATTGGTAATGGTTTATTTAAGCAACTTTTTTAGTATCCTCTAAATCACTAATCCTTTCAGAAAGCCACGCAATTAGAAGATATAAGTCCTGTTTGCTTTCATACATTCCTATCATCTGACCTTGGAATAATTCTTTTGGTTTCATCCCCATTGTCGGTAAACGTCTTGGTGGGGTTACTCTGACACGTTTCTTAACATCGAATGACGGTACCCCCTCGTTAGAGTCAAAAGTTTCTGGGTCAAAATCCTTATCCCTTTTCGGGTTCATAATGCTACCCCAAACTTCTTTGTGAGCAGCCTTACGTTCTTCCATTGGTAACTCCACGTTGTCTACCGCAATTTTAAGTCCCTCTCTTTTTTCTTTTGTTATTTTATTCATATTTTTATACACCACTGGCATCAAACTGAAAATCACTTCCACCAAATTGCATACGAAGTCCTTCGCTGGTGCCATTATCGAAGTACAACATCGTTCCATCTCCTGTTGGATTTGCATTTGTATCATCCCAAAGTATTCTTGAGACATCTTGTATATACCCTCCAGGCTGCATTATTAAATTGTCACCAAGTTCAATGTCATCTGTTACAGTCAAGTCTGAGTACACAAATAAATCTGTGAAGTGCCCTTGAGTATATGGGTTGGAACTGCTTCCTATATCTGCGTTTGTACTTAGATTTGGTAAAACATCATAAGTGTTTATTGTTGCACCGTTGTACATCTGGAAACCTCCGTTATAAAACTTTGCAACATTGACCAACCCTGATTGTACAAAAAGACCATAAGTTGCATTGTATCGTATTACATTTTGAAAATTAGAGTAGCTACCGTTTAACAAGAACCCGTAGCTGCTACTGGCTTGCAATGTAGCAGTCTTTGTTCCTGAGGAATTATAAAATTCAAGAGAGTCTCCATCAAGGCTCATTCTTTTATCTGACCCTGAATAAATGTCCAGTCTGTTATCATCACCATTCATCTCAACCCTTGTACCAATTGTGTCAGTCCTTATGGTTCCACCAGTAATAGTGAGTCCTGTGAGGCTACCTGCGGTGATATTTCCAATGTTTGCAGTGATTGCAGACAGGACCCCCACATTCATCTTTGTAGCATCAATAGAGTTGGCTAGGATATTATCAGCTACAATCTGAGAAGCTTCCGTAAGGTTGTATGTAGCGTCAGGTTGAGGAGTTGCTGTGTCAGCGTCTTCAGCTACAGCGATAAGAACTTTCCCTAGTCCAACAGCATTGGTAGAAATTGTAGTTGTTTGATATTCAGTTTCTGAATCCAAAAGGCTTAAATATATATATGTCTTAGCTGAGATGTTCCCAGTAGTACCAGAGGCGATTGTGTATGAGTCACCGTTAGCAGAAGTGAATGTACCACCTCCCCATGACACAGTGTCTCTGTCATCCGCCGTAAAAACACATGACTGTCCCCACCCCCAATTAGCAACGTTGAGAGTTGTTGATGGAATAATATTTTGATTAAGTAGGACGTTGCCAGTGTTTATGTCTTGGGCAGCACCACCAGAAGGGATGGAAGCTGGCTCAGTATCAGAGTTATCTAGGGAATTAAAAATAGAGTCCTTTGTTTCTAAGTCCTGGTTGTTGTCCTTGTACAGGTATCTATTTAGGTATAATTCTGATAACTTCATATTAGTTTTGATCTACTCCTTTATCTTGAAGTGAAAGTAATTCAACTCCCTCAAACAGTATAGGTTCTCCTACTGAAAATCCCTTCGTTCTAAGTCTTACTTGGTTAAAATCTATTGTCCCAACATTGGGGAAGAGCGTCACATAAGTATCTTTAATGTTTCCAACATCTACCCACTGGTTATCATCCATCAGATCTGTCTGGTACTGCATTAATGCTCCTGTCGCTTTTTTAGACATAACTGCGATGCCACCGATGTTCTTAGAAGAAGACTCCATTTCTGTGAAGGACCTGAACTTGTCAATTATTTCGTATGGGATTGGATCTCCTAGGTCAGTGAAACCTGAGTCTAGTTTTCCAACAACTCCTGTATTTAGTCCAACAACCTGTTCGATAGTTGTTCCGTTGTCGTAGCGGATTAGAGCTGTAATATCTTTGTCTCCAAAGTCATAGACAGTCCAGATCTGTGTAGAGATTGAATACCTCATCTGGCAGTTTGCGTAAGTAACACCATCAACTGTAATCTCACCAACTGACCATTTTATTGCGTCCTGACCATCATAAACTCCTATGATGTTCTCATAGGAAGCTCGTGGAATCGCTTTCACGAAGTCAATAACCCTTCTGGAAATCTCTGTAGGCTGTGAGTCGTAGTTGAACTTGTAGAACCCTGAAGAGTGGTGGAAATAGATACCGTCTTTACTTTGGATGATTGACTCCTGGGAAAATGTTCCAACATTGTAAGCTGGGTATGAGTCCACGTTACCAAGCCCGTCACTACCAATACCGTAGACTCTGTATATATGGTTCTGTTTGAAAAGAAGCAGTGCTTTCGGCACTCGGAAAAGACCTGTGATAGATTCACCGTCTTGAGGTGAGAATTTTGTAATGAAGTTTACAGTCAGATCAAAAGTAAGTGGAGTAACATAACTTGTTCCATCAGTAGATTGAACAATGTCAGTGTAGTAGAGAATGTCAGTAGAAGCATCAGCAAGCCAAACCCTACCGTCAAACCCAGCTTCAATGAAGTCAGCTTTAGGGAGTGTAGTAGGTACATCAGTCGTATCAAAAGCACCTCCGTTTGAAGTGACTGGAGCATCTCCTGCGTTACCATTTACCATCCAAGCCCTGTTCAAGAACTGGCTGAACCTAGCTTTTCCGCTACCAGTTAGTCCTGTTTCAACCTCTGCCCAAGCAGCTGTTGTAGAGTTCAGAGCCTGAATAGTTGTTCCAACTCGTGCAAATAGATACTTGGTAGCACTAGCTTGTGAGTTCAATGTTCCAAAAGACCCGATACTGCCAGCCAGAGTAGTTGCATAAGTCTCAATTCCCAGTCTAGTTTTTACTGAACCTATCGTGTCAAAGTGAGCGTTGATAACAAGTTCAACAGAGTTCTCTGGAGAAACGTGATCACTCAACTGAGCTGATCGTATAATCCCCTCGGTAGGTTGTGGTATTTTTATATCTGGTATTTTTTCTGACATATTTTTTTGTTAATTTCCCTTTTTTTCTTCCTCTTTTCATATTTCATGGAACTTAGTGTCCCTATCCCCCTACTCATCCGCAAAAATAAGTGGGGGGGAGAAAAACTAAACCGTTAGATCTGTAACAAGACCATCTACAACTGTGATAGTTGCTGGTATAGATGGACCTGTACTGAAAGTTCCTACTGGACCGGTTGGACCTGTTGGACCTGTTGGACCTGTTGCTCCAGCTGCTCCAGTACCAATTGCTTCCCAAGCTGGGACAGCTACTGTACCAACATTTTGGTAAACTGCTGAACCGTCAAGGTCTTGCAAAAGACATTCTAGTGCAAATAAACCTGCGTAGGTTGCTCCTGCGTATGGAGTACCTCCTGTAATTGTTCCGAAAGTAATAAGTCTATCTCCTGTTGGTTCTTGCTGTTGGATGTCAACCAAAGGGATGAGTGGATTGTTTCGTGCCATATAATTAATTTAATTAACCTGTAATAATTGTTGTTGTTTGCCCCGTGTAAAGATTGTCATACAACGCCTTTACTAAACTTTCAAACTTCTTTAGATCAGGGTCGTTTGCTTCTAGTGAAATATCCTTACGATATTTTATTGCGTACCGTAAGTACCATTTATAGATCTCTCTATAGTGTTCTGGAAGGTCTTGATATAAATTAGTAACATCTGCAATCTTTTTGTAGTAATCAATGTAAAGGTTACTCCCTTGCATTGAGTCCGGGATTATCCTATCGAAAAACAATTTGTCTTCGTATACCGTGTAGTAGATTGGCTGTGAAATTGTTGGTCTCGACCAGACCTTCGTTCCGATTGGAATCACTCTTGTTATTCCAGTCACACCTAGTAACTGGTTCGTAGTTAAGTCAACACTCGTGTATGCAATCTCTTCTATATCTTGATCGTAGTCCGTAGTAGCAACATAAGCTACTCCAGAATCTGAGTCTGGGAAATCACCAACACTACCAAATGTAATACTCACAGCACCAATCGCAGCTTCTGCTGCAGTAGTGCCACCTGCGACTGATTCTGTTATGTGATTCCAACTTTTCTTGTCTATATATTGTAGTTTGATAGGAGCAGCACTGTTGGTGGACAAGAACCTTACTGCCAATAATGAGCGGTCAGTTTCTGTAAAGTCAATATCATCTGGAAGATCAACATAGTTTGTACCTGCAAGTAACTTGATAGGGTATTCAAACTTCTGTTGCCAAGCGTGTCTGATTCCATAGAGCTTACCTTGTGTAAACTTCCTAGCATCGTCAATTGCTGAAATACAGAACTCAGCATTTATCTTTGGGTCATCTTTATCAACTCCCATAGCTTTCAGTACTGGGTAAACGATTTTCGCAACAGACCCCTCTGGGTATGAAGAAACGCTCATCGCAGTAGAGTAGTCAGAAAGTAAGCCAGTAAGAGAGTTTTTCCACTGAATTTTGTAGTAATCTGTCTTTAAACCGACAGTATCGTAGATTATTGTGTTTTGTTGAGTAGTGAAGAATGCCTGAGTTGCAAACACAGTGTAAGTGCCATCTACAGTAGATGACTTTGAAACAACTATCTGATCGTACTTGATCTCACTCACAATATCTCCTCGACTATGTGCCATCAGTGTCGCTAGTGTCACGAATGAAGAGACGGTGTTAGAAGCTGAAGTAACAATTTCTGCATTTTCTGCACCTATTGAGGAGAGTAATAACAAGATAGAGTCATCAGTAAACTCAGTAGAGTTATCAACTGGGACAGCTATAGCTCCCGCAGCAATATTACTGCTTATGTAGGTAGACGCTTTCACATCTATCTGGTTTGGGATCTCCAGTGTATTCCCTATGTTGTGCTCTATTTTTATTTGTGGATTCATCTTGTTTTTGCTAATGCTAGTAATGTACTTTAAGCTTATCCTCTATTTCCTTGCTTGCAAAGCCTTGTTTATATACTTTGAAATTTCACCGAGTACCAGACCTAGCATAGTGATTACTACTGGGCTGAATACTTCTGCAAACAGGTCCAAACTAGCGAGTAGTGAGGACACAATGACCGCAAGGATCATCATGCCTGTTCTCCAGTAGAGTGACTTCATTCTATTACCTATGAGAAATGCTTTTATTTTATCCATATTATTTTGTTAGTTTTAATAAACCTAATAAAACGATTATCTCTTGTATATAATCCATAATCTTCCCGATAATCTTGTCCCTATTTTGTTTCTGAACATCTATTACTTCTGGTAGCTTGCCATAGTACGGTATCCAAGCTTCTGTTGGTGAATAGTCTCCTATCAAAAAGTAAGCAGTACCTTTATCCGCCCAATCACTACCCCATGAGTTTGCTATCCTAAATGAGTCACCGTGGTAATTCGTTGTGGTGACAAGATGACCACTTAACACGTTGACAGCTTTCCGTAATGGCTCTATCGGTGCTGTGTACCATTCTTTGCCTACAGTAAATCTTGTAATAATACCTGCTTGACTCTCATCTATCGCATCTGCAAGTAAGTTTCTATCCACTGGTATTTTTGCATATCCAGAAAGCTTGTACTTTGCTGCTTTTTTCAACAGTCTATTTATTTCTGACTCTGGTACAGCTTGTAGCTTCTTGATGTATTGAGCATACGATAACTTCCTATCTTCTATTGTTGTGTATTTCCAATCACTTTGAGGCAAGAAACCGTAGGTAGCTCCAACTTTGAGTGCAGAGAAAGCAGAAGACCCCTCATTCCAATTGCCATCTATATACTTCTTCTGTAGTAAGTATTGAAAGTCATCTGAAAAATCTATCTTAAAATACTTCCGAGCGTTCATTGTCATTGAAATCCCCGTACAAATACCAACTCTATGTTGGTCTTCAATATCTTCAGGGTCGTACCTTCTCCCACCTTTTATATTTGCAGTGGTGGGGATGTATGAAAAAGTCCTAATGTCGTATTTACTTTTTTCTGCTCCTGTTGAGTACATGATATTATTCTTTATCCTTATAAAATTCAGCATCTTTCAAATACCTAGGATGAGCTGGTTTCATTTTTAGAGCCTTGAGCCAATGCTCTTTACTCTTATCTTTATTCCCCAACCACCAGTACGCTACATATAGTAACTCGTGTGGGATGTTCTCGTAGTAAGGTTGGTGATTTGAATAGAAAGGAAGTTGAGTAACAGCAAGTGCAGCTTCTGCATATATTTTAACTTGTGTATACATACCTTTCTGGAAATAGTACTCAGCCAATCTCATCAAAGGTTCTCTGCGGGCTTCTTTGTCAATTGATTTTGCGTACCACTTCAACATCTCATCGAAATCTCCAAGGACCTTATAAGCATCTCCAATCAAAAGCATAGACTGGGAAGATTCAGTAGCCCACTTGTCCATTGAAATATGGTTCTTAAATTCTTTGATAGCTGACTTGTGCCTACCAAAGTAGAACAGTTCACGAGCAAAGTAATGTGAGTTCCTGTCATTCTCAGGATTGTTGTAGCAGTCTAAAGCAAGCCCTTTCAAGTACCCTGTTCTGTTTGTTTTTTCATTCTGGAAATGTTCCAGTTTTATAATATCTTCTCCAAGGTACTTCTTGTTTGCTGTACCACTCAACACCTCATGTATAACCCCAACCCATTTGAGTTTCTTCCTATCGTAAAACTTACAGTGCTTGAACTTTACTATCGGGTTTCCTTGAGCATCATGTGAGAATACAAACTCATACTCCAGCTGTTCAACACCTTCTTCAATAACATTATCAAGTGCGTCAATATCAAACTTGGTGAACACCTCGTCACAGTCAGGCATCGCTATCATGTCATTCTTAGTCAAACCAGCGGCATAGTTTCTAGCTGAAGCAAAGTCAAATAAAGTATCACCTCCAGCAACTACTGGTAACTCATCTTCTACAATAAACTTCTCATTTATCTTGTTTGCGAGATCTTCGTCAATAGTTAATTTAAACTTGTCTCCAACAGCTTCTACATTACAACCTAGCTCTTTAGCTACTTCAACCGTATTGTCTGTTGACCCTGTATCTAAAATCCAAATATCACCACCTCTCTCTTGGAACTCTTTCAGAGACTCCACCATTCTAGGCAGTGTTAATGCTTCATTTTTTGCGATAATTGCTACACTAAATTTTGGTTTACTCATATTTTGCGGATTAATTTTTTTAATGGTGTTACTAATTGCATACTATTTATTCCTTATTATCTCAGCCTTAATGTCCTCAAACCCTTGTCTGATAGAGTCAGCGTTTGTGTCTATCTGTTTCTGTAGTAGCACGTCATTTTGGTCTGAGTAGTTTTTCAAGTCCAGTCCGTTTGATGTGGTGAACCTGTCACCTTTATTCATAAAGTCATCTAAGGCTACCATTGATTTTGTTATGTCAGTCATGTCGTCTTTCAGGTTCTCAACATCTCCAGTTAAGCCACCAAAGAAGTACACGAACGTCCCCACAGCGATGAATCCTCCGATACCTACATACTTGAAGAAGCCCTCTTTTGCTGTTTGTATTTCCTCATGAGCTACTCGTCTCATGTCGTCACGCCTTTCACGTCTGAGGTTCGCAATATCATCAGAGAGGGTTTTTGTAGCCTCCTCTAGTAAGTCTTTCACTTCAGTTCTTGTACACATACCTTCCATATTACGACGTATTACTGAGTCCGTTAATACTCTTTATGCTCGCCTTTGCAAGTCCATTCCTTGACTTTACAGAAGCTATTGCAAGACCGTTGAGTGATTTGATTGAGGTGGTGCTAGATGATACAGCTGTTACTGTGTAAAATGTACTTGGTGAGTTTTGGTTGTTGTACTCAGTAGATATCCAAGTTGCTGAAAGTTCATCATCTCTTAAGCGTGATTCACTTAGTATTCCGTCAAAGTTAAGTGTTCCTAGATTACTAGGTCTTGTACCAAAACTTAGTGTACTGGATGTAGATGGATTTATATCCATTACTATACCCAAAGATACTTTGTCACGCATACCATAACCGTAGCTAGATACACCGCTAACTCTATTTGTTGTTGCATCAGCACCATTTTGGTACGCTGTTACATCTGTTCCATCAAAAGTTCCATGGAACAATTTGTATACACCTGTTCTAGCACCAGTTGAACCAGCTCTTGGTAACCCTCCTGCATTACCTTGAGCCATCATTATTCTATCATCATTCAAAACGTCATGTTTAGCCCAACATTGCCAACTTCTACTTCCTGAAAAAGTAACACCAGAATGAGATAAATAATTCGGTGTTGATTTATTAAAACTAGCACCGTTACCGATTTTACCTGTAACTATACTAGGTGCAGTTGTACTAGCTGTAAGTGCTGTAAGATTTCCTGATGAGTCAATCCAGTTTGTATCTTGGAAATGCCATACAGCTTCATAAGCACTCCATACATTATCTCTACCATACGTGGCTGTTACTGCTGGCTCTGTACTTGTACCATCTGCATATATATGAATATCTGTGTCTGTGGAACTAGATAATGTGCCTGTAAACTTAACATGAAGTTCCCCTGTGTCACTGGCTGTAAGACAACTAACAACTTCTCTAGCTAACTCTGTACTATCATCATCTTTGAAGACTCGTATATCACCACCACCATTAGTTACCACATCCCAAAAACTAGCTGGCATGTCTGACAAATCTATGTATACAGGAAAATCAGTAAGGTCTGCATCTACCTCTGTGTTGTCTATTGTTACTGTGGCGACATGGGACATATTAGACTAATTCCTTAAAGCTAAATGTATCTGCTCGTTCTTTGACTGCGTAATTCGCTACACTTCCGTCTTCCATGTATGCAACACATGTTGCAACTTCATCACTTTCTTTTGTATCTGATACTACTACTGCAAACACACCTGCACTTACTTCGATAGTATCTAGGAATGTACGTAGTCGTTCAGAGAATGTAGATGGTACTTCTTTGAAAGCACCTAGAGGTGTTGCAACATCACCAATAACTTTTACTTGTGCTGTCTGAAAAGTATCATCAGGTGATACAACATTAACATCATACTTCTCTACATCTTCAACTTGAGAAACAAGTCTCCAATCTACTACTGGTTCTACTGTCCAACCTTTTGCTATAAAACTGTCTCTTAATTCTAATTTATTCATAATATTATTTATTATTTATTAAACATGTACCATCCAATCTCTACTTGGTGAGAAGTGCAGTACCGTTGCTGATAATGCGTCACCGATTATCCTGATTGCAAAGTTTGTTGTACTCGGCTGAGCTACGACCATATCTCCAGAAGTATCACTCATATAGACTGGTGCCCCTACTGTAAGTGTTGGGAATGAAGCACTCGCAATTACACCGTCAAGTAACATTTCTGTTGCATTATTATCTG